ATACGCCTTAAGCGCCGCCGTTCGCAAGTGCGTACAGGCGAAGGGAGACGATGAAGCAGGACATGTTCTACGAGGTGGAGACCTTGGGCGAGTTGGGCAGACGTGCCGTGGGCGTCATGGAGCGACCGGGGCAGGAGCCGACGGCGCCGAGGGGTTGTCACTGGTTCAGGGACTGCGGGGAGTGCAGGTGGGAAGACTGCAGAATATCCGGCAACCCGGTTCGGTATGACTCCGACAGGGGACGGCGGATGCGCGGGATGGCGTTGGCCGGCATGCTGCAGGGAGGAACGCCGCGGGCCCAACTGGCCGAGTTCTTTGGCCTGACCGAAGAGCAGGTGGAGAGGCAGGCCGAGCTCGGTGCTGCCGTGCACGCCAGAGGGCAGCGTTATGACCCTGAGTTCCGGCCGGCGATAATAGCCGAGGCGATAAGGCGCAGGGTAGGCGGCGAGCCGGAGATGCTGGTGGCTGAGACCATGGGCGTGTCCGCAAGGCAGGTCCGACGCTGGTGCGAGGGCGTCGACAGCATCAAGAGAGACGACGGTCGCAGGCTGCGGGGCAAGGAGTACCGTGGATTCAAATGTACTAATGCGGGCACTGTTTAGAACACCCGCTCTGGTTCCGCCGGTTATGGCGTCTGAAAGTCCTGTAACCCGCGCGAAACAAGAACGCGGTCTGAATAGGAAGTCGTATCTGGCAGGAATTACAGAGGCCGGTCGGCCATCGGCCTGCGCGCTGGACTATTTTATTGCGGACCGAATACGGGGTTTCCGGGAGGTTGAATAGGCAATTTATGACAATAATTAGAGCGGGCGTTCTGAGCGCCAGGAGGCACGAATGATATACTCGACGAAGGAAGTGAAGGCAATGTCGGACGCTGACTTGGAGAAGGCAAGGCAGTCGCTGGACTACGCCATCCGCCATTACGGCAGCGAGCTCGCGGGAGACGCAGGCAAGGCGCTGAGCAACGTCGAGGCAGAGCAGCAGAGGCGGGCGGCATGAAGGACAACAGGTGGGCGATGCTCTGCAAGCTGAAGGTGGCCGCCTTCGATAACCCGCTCTGGAGGTGGGAGCGCAAGCTCGACGGCTGCAGGATGCGGGTGGACATAAGCCGTGACGGCAATGTAAAGCTGGCCGCCCGAAGTGGCGCCGACAAGACGGCCCAGTTCCCGGAGCTGGCTTTCGCCCATCGTCTGTCTGCTCTGCCTGCCTCGATAGACGGGGAGGTCGTGAGCGCCGACGGCCTGAGCTTTCAGGAGTTCAACCAGAGGCGGATGAACCGGACTGAGGGCGTGGCGCTGATGGCCAGGAGGCTGCCGGCCATGTTCGTCGCCTTCGACATTATAGAGTGCTGGGGCAAGAGCTTGCGGCTGCTCCCGCTGCAGATGCGGCGGGACATACTGCTTGGGTTCTCGAGTACCCTTCACGTGTCTGAGCAATACAAGGATGGCGTGGAACTATTCGAGCGCGCTTGGCGCGAGGGCTGGGAAGGCGTGGTCGGCAAGAGGCTGGACGAGCCGTACCTGCCGAACAAGAGGGCGTGGGTCAAGGTCAAGGTGTGGCTGCCGCCGAAGGACTACTACGTCATCGGCTTCACGAGGGGGACAGGCAAGAGGGCCGGACTGTTCGGCGCCTTCATGCTCGGAGAGTGGGACACAGCCACCGGAGGGCTCAGGCACGTCGGCGACTGCGGCACCGGGCTGGATGACGCCGGCCTCAGGGAGTGGGACGCCGTCAGGAGGGAGCACCCGGTGTATTGCTGCCTTGAGCTCGGACGGCCGTTGCTCGGCGCGTCTGACCCCAGATACCTAAGGGCGGTGCGGGTCAAGGCCGTGGAGGTCACCAACGCCGGCTCGCTCAGGTTCCCGGTCTACCTTGGGCCGGGCGGTCGTCAGGAGCGCCAGAACGAGAATCCGGGTGCTTTGGGCTGATGGCGAGTAGGTTAGCACTCCCAAGCCCAGGATTCGCGTCTGAGGGCTTGGGCGAATAGGAGGAAGACGTGGGCGTGATGAAGGCGAAGCCAAAGGTCGTCGGGCGGCTGGCCGACGGCACTAGCGTAGTCGAGGTGCGATGTCCTGCGTGCGACTCGGACAGAAACGAGCCGCAGCCAGACGGCACATACGAGTGCTGCAGGTGCGGTCAGCTGTTCAGGCAAGACTACAGACAGGAGGACTGACATGCTCAGGATAAGGTTCGGGGAGAAGGAGGTCACGGTCGCGCTGTCCGGCGAGTCGTGCAGCGTTGACGTCACGGTGACCAGGTCTTACGGGGAAGGGCTGGAGGTCGAGTACTTTCACGCCCGCCGGTTCTGGCAGGCCGTGGCTCATCCGCTCGGTATCATGCGGCTGGGGCAGAAGGCCAAGGAAATGGGCGACGAGTTCGTGGCTGTCGTCCGGGGGGACAAAGACAAGGAGGCTCAGTCCTGATGGTGTATAATGGAACGGTGACAAGCGACAAATCTCCTACTCTCAGGCTGGCCGTGTCAGGCAAGATGAGGTCCGGCAAGGACACCTTGGCCGCGCGGCTTGTCGAGAGGTACGGCTTCAGAAGGTACGCGTTCGCCGACCGTCTCAAGGCGGTGGCAAGCGAGCTGTTCGGCATGGCTTCAGGCGCCAAGAACCGGCACCTTTTGGTGGAGCTCGGGCGCAAGATGTGCGAAATCGACAAGCTGGTATGGGTGAACCACGTGCTCGGCCAGATGCCGCTCCGCTGCGACGTCGTCATCTCCGACCTCAGGTTCAGGTACGAGTATCACGCGCTGAAGGCCTTTGACTTCGTCATGGTCCGGGTCGACAGCGACGAGACGGCCAGGCTGAAGAGGGTCGAGAGGTTCGGCTCGAAGGTGGACCTGGCGCTCGTGGGCGACCCGTCCGAGACAGACCTCGACGGGGCGGAGTTCGACTGGGTCATCGACGGCACCACGTATGACGCGCTGTACGACGGGGTCGCGGCCATGATGAAGGCGATGGGGAGGGCACCGGCGCATGAGTGACGAGCAGAAGAGCAGGGTGATGCTGCCCAAGCCCAAGCGGCCAGTAGGCAGGCCGCCGAAGCATGGGGCGTTCACGGGCTCTGAGCTGGCGATACTGTCGCCCGTGAAGCGCGACGAGATTGTGTCCGTGCTGACCGGCGCCAAGGTATCGGTCGGCCCTGCGGACATGATAGCCGTGAGCATGCTGGCCGGCTGCCTCGCGAAGATGGAGCTGATAGACCGGTTCTTTGCCGCCTGCGGAGTGTTCGATGAGACTAACGCCATAAGGCAGGGGCCGTTCAAGGTGTACCTGGCGGCGATGAACGCCGCGACCAGGCTTTGCGCTCAACTGGGCATGACGCCTGACTCGCGCATCAAGCTCGGCATCGGGATGCTGCAGGCCAACAAGGACCTGGCTTCGATGATGAGCGACGCCGCAGAGGAGGACGAGCCGTCATGACGCAGAAGCCGGCTGAGTTTACGGAAGAGAAGGCGAAGCTGTACAACAAGGACATAATATCTTTTCTCGAGGAGCAGTACATACTGCCCGAGACCGGCAAGCTCATAGTCCTGGAGGAGTGGCAGAAGGAGCTCATATTTCGTCCGCTGTTCTACGACCTGCTTCCGGATGGGCGTCGCAAGTATACTCTGGCCCTCATAGGCATGTGCAAAAAGAACGGCAAGAGCACGCTGGCCGCCGGCGTTGGCCTGTGGTTTTGCTTCGCCGGCGAGCCCCACGGTGAGGTCATCATCGCGGCGAACAACCTAGACCAGGCGTCGCTCATTATATACGAGAAGATACGGTCCGCATTCAAGCTCAATCCGAATCTGCTGCAGTCAGCCAGACTACTCAAGACCGGCATCGAGATGAAGAGGACCGGCACGGTATGCCGGCCAATAGCCCACAAGTACCAGACGGCGGCCGGCGTCAACCCTACGCTGGTCCTGTTCGATGAGCTGTGGGGCTACCCTGGGCGAGAGTTCTACGACGAGCTCACTACGTCGCCTGCCAGAAAGGAGCCGCTCGGGCTCATTGTGACGTACGCCGGCTACGACAAAGACTCGTTGCTGTATTCGCTGTACAAGGCCGGCAGGGCGGGCAAGGACCCGCGCATGTTCTACCTGTGGCTTAACGAGAACAAGGCCTCGTGGGTGAACCGGGAGTACCTTGACTCCCAGAGGAACAGGCTGCCTCCCAACAGCTTCGCCAGGTTTCACGAGAACAAGTGGGCGTCCGCGGAGGGTACGTTCGTTACCGAAGACGACATTAAGCGGCTGCACGGGGTTCCGTGGACGATACAGTATGGACCGGACCAGAATCGCCCGCTGCTAGAGTACATTATTTCGTGCGACGCGGGCCTGAGCCATGACAGGACAGCCAGATGTATCGGGCACTACGACCCGCTTGACGGGCGGGTGTATGTCGATAACCTCAGATGGTGGGAGGGCACAAAGAAGGCGCATGTGGACATGAGCAATGTCGAGGCTGACCTGAAGGACACCGGCATCAAGTTTCACCCGAGGAAGATGGTCATTGACCCGTGGCAGATGGAGTACGTCATGCAAAGGCTCAAGCCGTATTTCACCGTCGAGCCGTTCAATTTCAACACTGACATGATGTTCATGTCGCAGACAGTCATTACAATGCTCCGCAACGGCACGCTCGTCTGTTACAACGAGCCGCTGCTCGACAAGGAGTTCAAAGAGATTATAGCGAAGCAGACAGGTCAAGGCTGGAGGATAGACCACGTCAGGGGCAAGCGCAACGACCTCGTCATCTCTGTAGGCATGATGGCGGTCGCGGCCATAAGGAACGCCGGCCTGTCGGAGATGGACTTCATGAAAGACAAGAACCCGCTGCCTCCTGTCGGCTTCCAAGGCATACGGGAGAAGGAGTTCTAAGATGAGCATAAGGTCAAGACTTCAGTCAATGCTGGGCTCAGATAAGCCCCGGGTAACGGTTGAGTTGGGCGCTACCGGGACGTCGGTATTCTCCGGTCTTCTCTACGAGGAAGAGTACAACTCGGACCTGCAGGGGGACAAGGCCATCAAGACGTACGACAAGATGCGCCGAAGCGACGGCCAGGTCAAGGCCGGACTGCTGGCGTGCAAGCTGCCGCTGATGGTCGCCCGCTGGGACGTGGCGCCGGCCAGCGACGACCCTCTCGATGTTCAGATAGCCGAGACGGTCAAGGAGGACCTGTTCGACGGTTGGGACGACTTCCTGAGGCAGGCGCTGATAATGCTGGACTTTGGCCACATGGTCTTCGAGAAGGTGTGGGAGCTGAGGGACGGGCGGTACACCTGGCGCAAGCTGGCGCCGAGACTGCCGCGGTCATTGGTCGAGTGGCACATCACTGATGACGGCGAGCTGGACTATGTCGTGCAGCAGGCGATGATAGGCAACAATTTCGACCAAGTGCCGATACCGGCCGCGAAACTGTTCGTGTTTACTCACGAGCGCGAAGGCAGCAATTTCCGAGGCATCAGCCTTCTGAGGGCCGCGTACAAGCACTGGTATTACAAGAACAACCTGTACGCCATTGACGGCATAGCCGCCGAGAGGCACGGCGTCGGTCTCGCCTCGTTCACGTACCCCGACCAGGCCACGCAGGCGCAGAAGGACGCGGTGAAGGAGATAGGCGAAAGGCTGCATTCTCACGAGAGGGCATACGAGGCTCATCCCGAGTCCATAAAGTTCGACCTCAAGGGCGTGCAAGGTCAGCTGCATGACATCATGCGCAGCATAGACCATCACGACCTTCAGATAGTCAGGAGCATCCTGGCGCAGTTCATGAATCTAGGCGCCAAGTCGACAGGCAGCTACGCGCTGAGTCAGGACCAGTCGCAGTTCTTTTTGATGGCCCTGCAGGCCGTGGGCAGGAACGTCTGCAACACGGTGAACCACCAGGGAATCAAGGAAATGGTGGACTACAACTGGGACGTAAGGAAATACCCGAAGCTGACGGTCAGCGGCCTTGACAGTCCTGACGTTTTGGCGTACGCCGGAGCTATAGCGCAGTTGGTGACGGCCGGGGCGATAGTCCCGGACGACCCGATGGAGAACGAGCTGAGGAGAATAGTCAAGATGCCGCTCAAGACCAAGGACGCCGCACCGAGACCGGCTCCGACGCCGGCCGCGCCAATGACCGAAGGCAGGACATGGCCAGCCGACGCGGAAGAGGCTGCCGCTGAGAAGGCTGTGGTCGTGAAAACCAAGAGCACGGACAGGGCGCTGTTGGCGGCCGAGTTCTGGAGGGCGCCGACTGGCGTCGAGAAGTCAGTGGCGTTCGCTGAGATTGAGCAGACGCTGGACACGTTCGAGGACAAATTCGTCAAGGCGATAACGCCGATACAGCGGAAGCAGACCAAGGTGCTGGTGAACGTCGTCGCAGGCTACCTAGAAGACGGGGAGTATGACCGGCTGACGGAAATTGACGTCCCCTACAGAGCGCAGGTGGCTGACGTGATTGAGACGCTGCTGAGCGACCTCGTAGCATACGGCGCGAAGCAGGTCAGGGCCGAGTCTTCCCGGCAAGGCAGCACACTGAAGGCGCAAGACGTTCCGAAGCCGCAGGACCCGCAGGCGTTCCTGAGAGTCAGGTCGCTGGCTGTGGCCAACATACTCGCGAACAGAATGCGGGCTGCCTTGACCTGGGAATCCATGCGACAGCTGCGGGAGGGCACGCTCGACAAAGGCCAGCTGACGGCGTCGGTCGACGAGCTGTCGGACAAGGAGTTGCGAAGCGTGTCGAAGGCAAGCGCGAGCGAGGCGGTCAACCTCGGAAGGCAGGAGCAGGCCAGCAAGATGAGCATCAAAAGAGTCACGTCAAGCGCGCTGCTCGACAGCAACACTTGCGACTACTGTCGCAAGATGGATGGCGAAAGTTGGGCGCCCGGCGAAAAGCTGACGAAGCCGGACAACATGCCCGTGCCGCCGGAGCCGCCGTACGAGGAATGCGAGGGCAGGGACCGCTGCCGCTGCCTTTGGGTGTACACGTTTTCACAGGAGGAGTAATGGACCAGTTTACAGCCTGCGGGAGTCGGCCGAACTCCACCAGAAGCGACAGAACGCGAATCCTGGGCCTTGGAATTTGCGAGTATATTATATCAGGCCATGCTGCTCGGACGCGCCTTATGCTTGACGGCTGTCCTGCGCGTGACACGGCGTCACACACGGCACTTGGAGGATTGTGAGTATAAACATAAGGCCGGGCACTTTTCGGCTCCAGGATTCGCGTCCTGGCGCTTGCAGCAAAGGCCAAAAGCAAGGCCTTCGGGCCATATTTTAGGAGGGACAAATGAAGACGATGACGGCAAAATACAGCATGCCGGACAACATTCCGGACTACATCAAGAACCTGCCTGAGGGAGCGCAAAGAGTCTTTGTCGATGCGTTCAACGGCGCCATGGACGACGGTGCTTCTGAGGAGGAATCAAGGATGGCCGGATGGGGAGCGGTCAAGAACGTCTACGAAAAAAGCGGAGACGAGTGGGTGCGCAAGGGCGCCGAACTGACCACTCTCAGGTACGTCTCGATGATAGGCGAGGCGCCTCTTGACGGGTCGAACGAGTCGGCGGTCCAGGTGTTCAGGACCGGAACTTTCAGGCATCCTCTGTACGGCAAGTTCACGCTGACCGTAGACGACCTTCGCGTGATGGTGGCCAACTTCATCGCACACAGGCCGAAGCCTCCGACCGAGCTGTCCGTTGACTACGAGCACATGAGCGCAGTCGGCAACCAGATAGCCCCGGCCGCGGGGTGGGTGAAGGACCTCGAGCAGCGGGGTAACGAGCTGTGGGCGACAGTGTCGTGGACGGACAAGGCCGCCGAAATGATACGCGCCAAGGAGTACAGGTTCATCAGTCCTGAATGGCACATGCACTACAAGGACAAGGAGACGGGCAAGGACATCGGCGCATGCCTGTTGTCCATGGCCCTGACCAATAGGCCGTTTATAGAGGGCATGCAGCCGGTCATGCTAAGCGAGAAACTCGAGGAATACAACGCTAGCGTGCTGATGCTCAGCGACAGAATGCTGGGGCTATTCATGCCGCAAGACAAGGAGGGTAACATGAAAGGAGCAGACTGGGACACAGAGTATATCAATGACCTGCCGGATAAGGCCTTCGCATACATCGCCCCCGGAGGGGAAAAGGACGAGAAAGGGAAGACCGTGCCTAGAGACAACCGTCACCTGCCGTACAGGAACATGGACGGGTCTACTAACCTGGACCACCTGAGGAACGCGCTGGCCAGACTTGACCAGACGTCCCTTCCCCAGGAGGCGAAAGCAGAGGCAAGGAAGGCGCTCGAAAAGGCCGCCGAAGAGGCGGGCGTTGGAGAGGCTGGCGATAAAGAACCCAACAAAGGACAGGAGGTAACTGTAGTGGAAGAGCAAATCAGGGAAATACTCGGACTGGCGGCGGAGGACGACATACTGGCCGCAATCAAGGACCTCAAGGCCAAAGCCGACGCCGCCGGTGAAGCCGAGCAGCAGAAGACCGAAGCGGAGCAGGCCAGAGAAGCCGCAGAGACAAAGCTCCAGGCGGCCGAGGCCAAGCTGGCATCCGGCGAGGTGGACGCAGACGTCAACCAGGCGCTGAAGGACGGGCACATACTGCCCAAGCAGGTGCCGTGGGCCAAGGACCTGCGAGCCAAGGACCCGACAGGGTTCAAGACGTTCCTCGCGTCAGCACCGAAGATAGGGCCAGAGGGCACGATAATCGGGCGAGAGTCCGAGGAAGGCGCCATTCAGCTGACTGAAAAGGAGATTGAGGTCGGCAAGCGGATGGGCGTCTCCAAGGAAGAGCTGGTCGAGCAAAAGAAGAGGGACGCAGCCGCCAAGACAACGGCGTAGGCGCCTTCGGACAACAGACAAAATAATCGAAGGAGAACAACCGAACATGAACCGATTAGCGAAAACCTTTCGCAGGTTCGGCCTGATAATGGCCATGGTGATGCTCATAGTCTTGGGCATCCCCGGGGCATTGTCTGCCGACACACAGATACCCCGCAAGGAGGCGGGACTGCAGAGCTATCCGGTGGCCGCGTCAGCGACCATCTACAAAGGCGCGATGGTAGGCTCTGACGGAGACGGCTATCTTGTGCCAATGTCGACGACCATCACTTTCAAGTTTGTCGGCATTGCGTATGAGCAGATTGACAACTCATCCGGCAGCGACGGCGACAAGAACTGCCGCGTCCACACGTCGGGCGTATTCAAGCTGACCGCGACAAGCATTGCACAGACAATGGTCGGCCAGCCAATGTTCGCGATTGACGACGCCACCATGGACGACTCTGGCACCAGCTACCAGCTCATTGGCGTTCTTGTCGAATACTCAAGCGCGACAAGCGGCTGGGTTGACATTGGGCAACGACCAGGAATACGCGGTGTCGCCGACAACCTGCAGATACTCACAGACACCGACACAAAGAACGTGCGCATAAACAGCAGGAGTTACACTGCCACAAGCGGTGACGTTACGGCTGTCCAGTCTAAGCCGAATGTAGCAACGGGCGGGACCATTGGCGTCACCGGCATAGAAGTATCGCCTCGATTCGCCGAAGGCGCCGCAGGCTCGAAGCTTGTTGGCATCATGTCCAATCCTATACTGAAAGGCAGCGGCGACCAGGGCGACCTGAGCAGCGCCATGAGATGCTACGAGGCCAGGCTCGAGAGTGACAGCGGCAGCACCAGAACCGTCGCCGAAGCCTACTGTCTGCACTGCATGCAGGCGCTCCACGGCACGGTAACAACGGGGCCATACCCGATAGCGGTCGATGCGGGAGGCGGCAACGTTGCCTGGGCTGGCTTCGCAAAGCTGCCTGACGATAGCCAAGTGGCTAACGATGAGGATACGGGAGACGCGAACACAATCGCCGGCTACATAAAGGTCCTTATCGGAACCAACACCCGCTACATATACACATACAGTGTATTGCCTAGTGCCTAGCATCAAATAAAATTGAAGGAGACGGACTGATGAAAAATATGGACTTAGTTGAGCTCAAGAAGGACAGACAGAATCTTCAGGTGATGCTTGAGGTCGAGCAGCAGAAGCTGATAGATACTCAAAACGCTTGCCTAAGATTCGAGGGCGCCCTTACTTATAACTCGCAGTGTATAGCCTTCCTTGAGCAGGAAGACGAGCCGGACAAGCCCGTTTCCTAACAAAATACGACAAAGGAGATAACCGACAATGACATTAGTAACTTCAGACTTCCTCGCCGGCCTGATGACAAACTACCGGGCAATCTTCACCAAGGCGCTCGACGAAGCGTTCGCCGAGAAGCCGCTCTACACGGAGATAGCCACGAAGTTCGACAGTCTTACCGCCGAGGAGAGCTACGGATGGCTCGGGGCTAACCCGACGATGTCGGAGTGGAAGGACAAGAGACAGGTAAAATCACCCAAGGCCTATGACTACACTCTGACGAACAAGCACTACGAGGGCACCATATCCGTCAACCGCGATACCTATGACGACGACAAGTACGGGATGATTGCCCCTCGAATCCGCGGGCTCGCCAACAGGGCGGTCCGCCACTTCAACCAGGTGATTGTCAGCCAGCTGGACGACGGCGCCACGCTGCTCGCGTATGACGAGGCCGCCTTCTTTGGCACCTCCAGGACCATCGGCGACAGCGGGACCATCGCCAACCAGCTCACCGGCAACTATTCCGACTCCGGCGACGAGATTCGGGCGGCCCTGGCTGCCGCGTTCGTGGCGATGCAGAACTTCAAGGACGACCAGGGCATTGTCATGGGGCTGATGCCCGACACCATCGTCTGCTCGCCCACGATGCTCATCCCCATCCGCAATGCCCTTCTGCCCGGTGTGGCGGGGACTGTACGGCCTGAGGCCGGGATATTCGCCGACGGGCTCATCCACCCGTCGCCATGGATTGACGGCGCGGCCAAGACCTGGTACGTGCTTTGCACGAAAGCGGTTGAGGTGCGGCCGATAATCTTCCAGCTCCGCAAGAACGTGGAGTTCGTGTCCATGGACAAGCCCGACAGCAACAGCGTGTTCATGCAGAATGAGTTCTACTATGGCGTAGACGACAGGTTCGCCTCCGGCTACGGCGACCCGCGAACCGCCATCCAGATAGTCAACACGTAAAGCCTTCAGGCTTGCGCTTAGCGGGAGGAGCGCACGGGTTTCTCCCGCCCACGGAATCCTGAAGAGAAGGAGGACAGCAGAATGAAGGCCAAAATCAAAGTCGAGGCGACGGTAGACGTCGGCAGGAAAGACTACAAGGCGCTCGAGGCGGCAGGCCCGCTCGAGCTGGTGCAGACAGCCCAAATGCAGGGCGCGAAAATAAGCACCAGCGTCGAGAAGGCGCGCCAGACCGCCAAAGAAAGGAAGGCGGAGCCGCCTGAGCCCGGCGGGGAGGAAGGCAGTGGCGATAATGTCGGGAAGGGTGGCGGCGTACCGTCATAACGCCTCTGACTTGGGCACCTCAACGACGATATTCTTTGTGGATGGCAGGGAACTGACCGTCGATGGCCATGTTCACTTTCCGCATAACATGACTTTTGAGGTTCGCTATCAGAGGAGAAACGACCCGGAGCCGCACAAAATAAAGCAGATAACGGCTGTGGCCGGATAAGGAGACGAGCATGAGTTACTGCACTATAGCGGATGTTCAGACGCTGAATCCGACAAGGACGTACAGCGCGACGTCTAAACCGACTCTGACTCAGGTCGGGGAGTACATAACGCAGATAGCCGGCGAGGTCGACACGGTTTTGCAGGGCAGAGGTCTTGGGGTGCCGATTGAGACTCCGGCCGTGTTTGTCACGTTCCTCAAGCAGCTGAACGCGGTGGGCGCCGCGGCTATGGCCGAAAGAGCGATGTTCCCGGAGGCCCAAGGCATGATGGGCGGCACGGCCGCTTCCGCTTTGCACTGGAAGCAATACCAGGAAGGCCTCAAGTTCTTGAGAGACGGCAGCCTGCCGACCGGGACTGAGGCTGAGGCGCTGCCGTTCAGCTTCTTTGAGCAGAATGTGGGCAATGACGCGGAGCCTGTCGACGACAACGCGTGGGCGCGACCGAAATTCGGCAAGAACAAGGAGTTTTAGCGTGGGTATGCTGTCTATCAAGTTCACGATGCTCGGAGACGTGGCGCTGGCCAGGGCGGTCAGCCGCTACGGCGACGCCGTGAGGAACTTCAAGCCGGTGTGGCAGAAGATACGCGAAGACTTCCACCGCATAGAGGCCGCGCAGTTCGACACAAAGGGCGGCCGAAGCGGCACGCCCTGGGCTCAGTTGAGCCCGAGATACGCGGCCTGGAAGATGAAGTACTTTCCGGGCATGCCGCTGCTGCAGCTTACCGGGCTGATGTGGGCGCAGTTCGCCGTCGGCACAGGTATGCGAACGATAATCGAGCCGCTCAAGCTGCTGATGGCGCCGACTATGCAGTACCCGGTATATCATCAGCAGGGGACAAAGAGCTCGCCCATGAGGAAGGTCGTGGCGCTGACCGAGGCGGACAAGTCTAGCTGGATGAAGATGATACACAACTACATATATGACAAAGCGAGGGAGGCACATTTGACATGACACTTTTACTTTTGGAAGGGGCGGTCGACGCGCTGTCGGCCTACGTCCAGGCTAGCATGGCGGCCAAAGTGGCGGAGCTCAACACCAGATACGACGATGCGCTGCTCGAGGACGTCAAGACATACTATGACGGGAGCATACCTCTGTCGACGCCGGAGCAGCCGTCCATAGCGTTTCACGGGGAAAGCTGGACGCCGAAGGAGCAGCGGCTGGCCGGCCTGTACCTGTCGAACGAAGTCACCATTATCGTCTTCGTCGGCGACAACGACATTACGGGCAGGTTCAGGAAGCTGTGCCGATACGCGCTCGGGTTGACTGAGCTGATGCGGACGGCAAAGGACAGCATCAGCTACGTGGTGAAACTTCGCGCGGCTGTCACGCTGACCGACTCGATGGACACTCAGCCTTTTTTGCAAGGCATAATGATACCCGTTTCACTAGAGCAGATGGAAGACTATCAGTAGAAGGAGGATGCCATGGTAGCTGACCAGGATACTTATTTCGACGCAGAGGTGAGCGTGCTCAAGCTGAATGACGGCACGCAGCTTCAGACCCTGTCTGCCTATGTCAAGGAGCTCAGAGGGCTGCCGGGGCAGTTCAAGATGAACGACATTACGACCTTCGGCTCTGTGGGCGAACGCCCGGGCCCGTCGATATTCGTCGTCCACTTTTCTGTCGAGTTCTTGTTCAACATGATCACAGACGTCGGCACGCATACGGTGCTGAACGCCATGTGGGTGAACAAAGCCTTGAGGGCGTTCGAGTACTACCCGGGCGGAGCGACGGCCGGTAACTCGAAGATAAGCGGCAATGTCTATCTGCCGATATACGAGATAACCAGCCGCGTCGGTGACTACATCGCCACCCACGCCGAATTTCACGCAGACAATGGCGTGACTTCTGGCGTCGCGACATAGGCCAGAAGGTCCAGGACGCGAATCAGGCGCCGCTGGCTGACTGGGGCGTGCATTATGCCTCAAGCCATACAGGTCAGGCCCAGAATCGCGACTGATGAACACGGAAGGAGGCAAGCATGCAACTGCAGACAGTCAAGGTTGAACTGGGCGGCGGCGACACCGCCATCATATACACGGACGTGCTCAGAATAACGGCCCGTCTGCACGAGGCCGAACTGAGGAAGTGCATGACGTTAGTCGACAAGTCCGGCAAAGGCGGCAAGGTGCTCCTCTCAGAGCTGGAGCAGATGGAGACCATGCCCAAGGCCGACTTCGAGATTGACATGTCCAAGGTCGACGACGACGCAATCAACGAGATATTCGTCCTCAACCAAGTGGTCAAGTGGACGTTCGGCGCCGTCGACCACGAGACGCTCGAGACCAAGGTAACCCGAGAGCAATACAAGGCTCTGATAAAGGAGATGGACAGGCTATACAAGCCAATCCCTTTAGCCGGCAGCGCCGCATGAGAAAGGCATTGGCGGAGGGCTTGTTCGTGGCGCTTCACATGGGGAAGGCCATACCGATTGCGGCTCAGGACGCGTTCATTATCGTCGAGACCGGCTGCAGGCCGACGCTAAGCGAGCTCGATGCCATGCCTAAAAAGCTGGTCGACAGCATACTGCTCTACGGGGCGGTCAAGAACACTATCGAGCAGGGAGGGACGATGAAGCTATGAACGAAACCAACATGGGAGTCATACTCGAGCTGAAAGACCAGGCGTCTCCGCGGCTGAAGGCCTTTGGCAAGCAGGTGCGGGCGACGTCAGTGGACGTGCAGCACTCAAGCACAGAGATGAACCAGTCGCTCGGCGGCATAGGCGATTCGCTCGTCTCAAACAAGCAGGCGTTCATGGAGATGTCGTCCGGCGTACGATACATGGGCACGACGATGCTTGCTCTCGGGGTGGCGATGCAGATGTCGAACAACGAGACGCTGAAAGGCATCGGCAACATGGTGATGATGACCGGCGCCATAATGACGGTAGTCGGCTCAGCAGCCGGCTTCATCGGGGCCATCGGCCAGATGATAAACGCCCTTAAGGCGTTGCGCATCCAGCAGATACTGACCCAGGCATTCGCCGGCCCGGCGGGATGGATTGCTTTGGCCGGAGGTGCGGCCGTCGCCGCGGGCGTCTTGTACGGAGTATCGCGGGCAGAAGGCGGGCAGGCGAAGACAGTCGGCGCGGCTACCCAGAACGTCACGATAAACCAGAACATACACGGTTCCGTGGTATCAGACCGCCAGCTCACGGACAGCGTGCAGAAAGGCCTGCTCGAAAAGGGCGGCCGAAACTACAGCACAGGGATTAAGTAATGACAGCGGCGGCTACCAATGTCTTTTGAAAAGCAGATAGACTCGGCTATGTACGACGCGTTCGGGCTTGTAATTAAAACCAGTATAGGAAGGTAAAATGTCTGAAGCTACCAAGTATGAATCATACGAAACCGGTGCAAATGTAGACGGGAGTGTACGAAACAACAAGTGGTATGCGCAGACTTTCACGCCTTCGGTCAGCCACCTGATAACGAAGATTTATATTTATGGTCGTAAAGCGTTTTCAGGTTGTGGTGATTTAATAGTCAGCATACGCGCGACTTCTGGGGGAAAACCGACTGGGGCCGACCTTGCATCGTGTACTATTCTTGAGGCTGACCTTCCGACTTCAAATACCTGGATTGAACTTGAGCTTGACTCTATTGTCGTTGCCCCTGCTGGAACTAGGATGGCGATGGTAGCTCGTACCAATAATGCTGTCGGGGTAAACTGGTATGTCGGCTGGAGGATGGACCAGACTTCGCCG